ATTCGGACCGATTTCCCGGTATTTAATGACCTTCCCGCTGAAGGTGTTCTGGATTTTGAATGGTGCAAGCGCTATCAGCTCGGCGACGACCAGCGCACCTGGCAGGTTATCCCTGGGGCTGTTACTGATTCATCCACCGCTGTTGAAGGTGAGATCGTTAACGATGATTCAGACGATAACGATTCTGCTGCTTCCGACGATGCGGTTTCAGGCGATGAAAACTCCCTCTACAACCTCGCAGAAATGCCATTTCGCATTCAACTGCTGGCACAGCACATGGCAGAAGAAGGCCACGTTTATCACATCAGCATCCCGCATCGCGGCCGCCTTTCCGCCATGGAAATGGATACAGATAATTCAGCCATTCAGGACCTGATTCTTTCAACAGAGAACGAACCTGAAATTAAGAAATTCGATATGCCTTCTCTGTGGAAATACACCAGCGCCTGTAAAAAAGTATTCCCGGAAGGCAAACGGCATGAGCTCGGCAAACGCATTGAATTTGCAAAGTTGTGGGTTAAGACAGCTTATGTTGATCGCGGCATTCTCGTAAAAGAATGGGCTTCCGGTAATCGCATTACCTCAGTACAACGCACTGACGCCGGGACTAATGCCGGGGGCGGAAACAAAACAGACCGCAACCCGGATTATGTCCACACACTGGATACCCTGGATCAAGAAATCGCACTGGCAACACTGCCGATGGATTTCGATATCTACAATTTCCCGGCATCTATTCACCGCCGGGCCAAAGAGATCGTCCAGAAGAAAGAAAGTCCGTTCAAGGAATGGTCGGCTGCCCTGCGCAAAACCCCTGGCATCCTGGATTATTCGCGTGCGGCGATTTTTGCACTGATCAGGGAAGCATCCAGCGGAATAACTCCTTTTCCAGATCGGTTGCGTGGCTACATCAACGCAAATCTGACTGAGCATAAACATGACACCCCTTCCCCTGAAACGCTTGCCAAGGCAGGACATATTTCATCTGCCGCCGTCACTCTGGACGCTGTGAAAAAGGCTATCGATGGAGATGAAGATGTGCCTGACCTGGAAACTCTCCCAGCTGACTTTCAGGTAATTGGCACCGAACTGGTGAAAGAAGCTCATAAGAAACGCCCTGACGCTAATCAGGTTCTGGCCGCCGAACGTGGCGAATATGTCGAAGGCATCAGTGACCCCACGGATCCGAAGTGGATAACCGAAGACCTGACCAAGCCCAAACAGCCTGAAGTTTCAAACATGGGCAATGGTGTTTTTTCGATTGATGATCTGATGGATAGCCAGACATCACCAACACCAGCACTTTCTATCGTGGACCAGGCGCGCCAGCGCGCTGCAGAAGAAAAATTACATCCAGCTAATTCCGGGGAAACCACCAGCAATGTGCAGATGGAAACGGCTCAGCCGGTCGAAGACGAAAATGATAATGCGGTATCAGCAGGCGAAGGCGCTGATGAGCCTCCTGCGCAAACAACTGCCGTGAACATGAGCAAAATACTGGCTGAACGCTGCCCGGATCTTACCGCCGAAGTGCTGAAAAGCCAGGTTTCCGAAAGTGCTCATAGCGATGAAGAGGAAGGGACTGAACAAGCAGCGCCAGTATGGCCGGAGTATTTCGAGCCAGGTCGATATGAAGGCGTGCCAAATGAGGTCTACCACGCCGCTAACGGTATCAGCTCCACGATGGTTAAAGATGCGCGGGTTTCGCTGATGTATTTCGAGGCGCGCCACGTATCCAAAACTATCCAGAAGGTACGCTCCCCTGTTCTGGATATGGGCAATCTGGTGCATGCACTGGCACTGCAGCCGGACGACATGGATAAAGAGTTCAGCGTCGAGCCCGAAATCCCGGAAGGTGCATTCACCACCACCGCTACGATCCGCGCCTTTATCGACGAGCACAACGCCAGCCTGCCGCCGCTGTTGAGCGCGGACGATATCAAAGCATTACTGGATGCACATAACGCCACCCTGCCCGCGCCGTTCCCGCTTGGGGTATCCGTTGACGAATCCTATGCGTCATATGAGCAACTCCCGGAAGAGTTCCAGCGCATCGAGAATGGGACTAAGTATACCGCCACGGCGATGAAAGCCTGCATCAAAGAATACAACGCCACCCTGCCCGCGCCGGTTAAAACCAGCGGCAGCCGCGACGTATTGCTGGAACAGCTGGCAATCATTAACCCTGACCTGGTCGCACAGGAAGCCCAGAAGCCGCAACCACTGAAAGTCTCCGGTACCAAAACGGATCTCATTCAGGTTGTGAAATCTGTTAAGCCGGATGCCGTGTTTGCCGACGAACTGCTGGATGCCTGGCGCGAGAACCCGGAAGGAAAAGTGCTGGTTACCCGTCAGCAGCTTAGTACTGCGCTGGCCATTCAGAAAGCACTCCTGAATCATCCGACCGCCGGTAAGCTACTGACCCACCCGAGCCGCGCCGTCGAAGTGAGCTATTTCGGTATTGATGAAGAAACCGGGCTGGAAATCCGCGTGCGTCCCGATCTTGAAATCGATATGGGAGGCCTGCGTATTGGTGCCGACCTGAAAACCATCAGCATGTGGAACATCAAGCAGGAAGGCCTGCGCGCAAAACTGCACCGGGAAATCACCGAACGCGATTACCACCTGAGCGCGGCTATGTACTGCGAAACCGCAGCCCTTGACCAGTTCTTCTGGATATTCGTCAACAAAGACGAGAACTACCACTGGATCGCCATCATTGAGGCGTCTAGCGAACTGCTGGAACTCGGCATGCTGGAATACCGCAAAGCAATGCGAGCCATCGCTAACGGTTTCGACACTGGCGAATGGCCGGCGCCAATCACTGAGGATTACGCCGAAGAACTCAACGATTTTGATGTGCGCCGTCTCGAAGCGCTGCGCGTACAGGCATAAGGGGATATGACGATGGAAAACACCAATATTGTTACCACTGAGCAACAGGCTCCAAATACCATTTCTGCCAGTAACGCCATCTTCAACGTGCAGGCGCTCGGCCAGCTAACGGCATTTGCAAACCTGATGGCAGATTCTCAGGTGACGGTACCTGCACACCTCGCGGGTAAACCAGCCGATTGCATGGCGATCGTTATGCAGGCAATGCAATGGGGCATGAATCCCTACGCAGTAGCGCAAAAAACGCATCTGGTAAACGGTGTGCTTGGGTATGAAGCCCAATTGGTCAATGCGGTAATCGCCAGCTCAAGCGCCATTCATGGCCGCTTTCACTATCGTTACGGCGGCGACTGGGAGCGCTGCACCAGGACTCAAGAGGTCACCCGGGAAAAGCACGGCAAAAACGGGAAATACAATGTCACCGAGCGTGTACGAGGCTGGACAGATGAGGACGAAATCGGGTTATTCGTCCAGGTCGGCGCGATTCTGCGCGGTGAATCAGAAATCACCTGGGGGGAGCCACTTTATCTCTCTGGAGTCGTCACACGTAATTCTCCTTTGTGGGTTTCTAACCCGAAACAGCAAATCGCTTATCTGGGCGTCAAATACTGGGCGCGGCTGTATTGCCCGGAAGTCATCCTGGGTGTTTACAGCCCGGATGAAGTTGAACAAAGACCCGAGCGAGAAATAAACCCGGCGCCGGCGCAAAGAATGTCTGTGGCAGAGATCACCAGCGGAACAGACATCACCACCAGCGCGCAGGATTCAGCTCTCAATATTGATTCCCTGGCAGATGATTTCCGTGACCGCATTGAGCGCGCCGAATCGGTCGATGCAGCAAAAGCCATCAGGGCGGATCTGGATAAAGAGAAAGCTGTGTTGGGTACTGTTCTTTTCACCGAGCTGAAAGGTAAAGCCGTGCAGCGTTATTTCATGGTAGACGCCCGAAACAAAGTTGAGGCCGCCATAAATTCACTCCCTAACCCGGGGGATCAGGAAGCCGAAACTTTATTCGCGAAGGCAGAAAGCACCCTGACCTCATCGCGCCGCCACCTCGGTGATGAACTGTATGACCAGTTCCGCATCACCCTTGACGACATGAAACCGGAATACGTGGGCTAAGGGAGGCGGGAGGGTTCGCCCTCCCGGTAATCAAATGAGCAAATCACTGAATGCACGATGCATACGTCGCTGGGAAGTGGAATTCAAACCTTTCTGCGATTCAAAAGTTAACCCCTACTGGCGCAAGCGTGACCTCCGCGGGTATATCCGCGAAGCGGCGCTAACTACCGCTGATAGCATGGTTGAGAACATGGCCTACAACAACGCAATGCATGATTTTTTCGCTGATGTAGGTGATAGGCATGACTGGTCGCCAGAGTTCTCAGCATGGTACGACGGGCGCCGGGAGCATTATCTCAAAGAAGCTCGCGACTACCTGAATGAAGAAACCACCATCGACGAGATCGACGAAGAGATTGAGAACGAGCTGGAGGCCTGGAATGACTGAGCGCGGAATGAAATTCTCCAAATTCACTGAGCTGGTAGCCCGCATCTGGTCAAACCCAACTACGCAGCGTCGCGACCCGGAGATTACTATCTCCATACTCTCACCTGGCAGCATCGGCGCGTCGCCATCCGTTGAAGTAGAGTCAATTCAGGCTGGATTCGACTGGGACGCCGGGCAGGTGCTGATTTACCCTGCGCAGCCACTGACCACGCTGACGCCTGAACAGGTAGCGGACATTACCACCAGCGTGCGCAAAGGCCAGTCCTGGCACGCATATGAAGCTTACAAGAAGCACAAGGCCCAGCTGGAAAACGCAGCGCTTGAGCATGCGAAAGTCGCCGGGCAGCGCGACGAGCTTCTGGCGGCGCTGGTTTCCCTGGCTGCTGTCGCTCGCCGCTATCTTCCGGATTATGACGAGCATCCGGAAGTGCAGAAGGCTGATAACGCCATCTCCCGCGTCAAAGGCGGTGCAGCATGAGTCTTAAACATCGATTACCTGAGCTGGAAGCCAGCATCGACCCAGCGGCATTGCGCGCGGCTGCCGACGAATATTCGGATCTGCTTCTGACTTTATGCTTGTGCATGAAGATGGCTGGCCCCACTAGGGCGAATGTGCGCGCCTGCGCCACTGAACTGAAGAAGCGCCTGACGACCTGGCATAGCCAGAAGGAGCTCAACGCGATTCTGTCCAGTTGGGATCCCGTTGGTTATGTACTCGGCCTCCGCCGTGAAGCTAACGACAACGCGCGTGCAGCTGGCGATCCGGTTGATGTATTTGTATGAGGTGGATATGCGACTGATAAACCGAAGCAAGCAATCACCGCTGGGCCGCCAGGCTTGTGATGCCGCACTGGCAAAACACGTTGAGCTTTATGGCGATTATGGGCGCCAGAAAACAAAACGGACCTACACAGTTATCGTCCAGGGTTCAAAAATCACTGTAGAGATTGTTAATCGTAAATCCAGTTATGTGGCTACCGCCATGAACTGCGCGCGCAGGTTGCGTCATTTACCGGGCCAGTTCTCCTGATATCGGAATATCACCCTATCGGGCTTTGATGGCTCATATTAATCAAACTGGAGGTTTACATGGGACAGCTCGTTAGCTTAGAAGACTGGGCTTCCGGTCCTAATGGGTTTAAGCATCCGCCATCCAGAGCGTCGCTGCACAGAATTGCAAAAACGGGACAAACAATCCCGAGGGCGCTAAAGCTTGGTCGGCGATGGGTTATAGATGAAGATGCAAAATTCATAGGCCTAATCACATCGCCGGTTCTACCACCCCGCATGCCGAAAGCGGTTAAGACGCTAATGGAGCGAGTAATTAATGGCAGCCAGACCACGTAATCACAAAGTTAATATTCCAAATCTTTATTGCAAATTGGATAAACGTAACAGCAAAACTTACTGGCAATACCGGCACCCTTTAACCGGTCAGTTTATCGGGTTTGGCACTGATCAGGATGCGGCCAGTCAGGCCGCAACTGAACTTAATCGCCTGCTGGCACAACAGGAAACGGCTCAGTCGTTTGCCCTCATAGATATGGTGAATCATAAAAAAGTTAATTCAAAAAAATCCATACGGATGCGGGTATGGATAGACCGTTATCTGAAGATACAAGAGGAGCGAATAAGTGATAACGAAATAAAGATTAATACGCTCAAATCGAGAAAGACATGCGTCGGTGTTCTTGCACAACGTATGCCTGATGTTGGGATACAGGAAGTAACCACGAAAATGCTTGCGACCATTACCGACGAATATAAAGCCAAAGGTAAAGCACGAATGGCACAAACGCTTCGTAGCGTCTGGATCGATTTGTTCAGGGAGGCACAACATGCGGGCGAAGTTGAACCAGGATACAACCCGGCACTGGCTACCAGAAAAGTCGTTGCTCGAGTTAACCGCTCTCGACTGAATTTTGAAATGTGGCAAGCGATCTTTGAAGCGGCCAGCAATATGGCCCCTTACGTTCAAAACTCCATGCTGTTGGCGATAGTCACCGGACAAAGGCGCGGTGATCTCGCCAAAATGAAGTTCTCAGATGTTTGGGACGGATACCTACACGTTAAGCAGCAAAAGACAGGTGTGAAACTTGCTATTCCACTCAGTTTGCGCAGTGAGATGCTGGACATTAGCCTGGCACAAGTGATCAAACGCTGTAGGGATCGGGTTGTTAGCCCATGGCTTCTTCACCACGTAACGTCCAGTGGGAAAGTAAAAGCCAGCGATCAGGTTGGCGAGAACAGCCTTAGCGTTTCCTTCAAACTCGCAGTGGATAGCACTAACCTTTCCGTTGAAAGAGGGAAAACAATGCCTACTTTCCATGAGCAGCGCTCACTGGCCGAACGTCTGTATGAGGCACAGGGAATCAACACCCAACAGCTGTTAGGGCACTCATCAGAAAAAATGACCGCGCAGTATCACAACGATCGGGGTCTAGATTGGGTGAAAGTGAAGGTGTAA